ATTGTGTACTTTATTGATACGCGTAGTAGAATATGCCTATGTTGAAAATAACTTCAACATCAACTAAAGAGGAAATAGAAATGGCTACAATCAAATCACTCGAATCAACGATCGAAGAATTAATGGCTCGGATCGAAGTTTTGGAATCTCGCCCAACTCGTGATCGTGGACCCGCTTCGGAGCGCCAGATGACTGAAGACGATGCTCGGGCAATTCTCCTGGGAGAGGATTCAAGTTTATCTCATAAAGCTGCTGCTGAAAAACTGGGGCTGTCTTATGGTCAAGTTTATTCGGCTCGCAACGGATTTACATTCAAAAAGATCTATAAGGAATTTCGAGATATCGAAAATAAAGTTGACGAAGCTTAAAGTCAACAAATTCGAAGCCCCTTAATTGGGGCTTCTTTTTGCGTGTTTTTTGCGCTTCTTTTTGGGCCCCGTGCTAGAAGATCGACACTTTTATTTTCGCGCCCTAAAACAGCGTGTGGCGCACGAGAAATATATGTTTAGCAGTTTCACTTAGTGCAATATGCGCATTCGAACCAGCGCTGATATAAGACGCTAAATTATTAAGCGATGAATGTATCGCTAACATTATTTGGTGCTGATGGAGATGAATCTGGCACATCATTTATTTTCGGTTTTTTTGTGAAAAATGTGTACTTTGGTATCAGACGTGGTAGAATAAGTATTGTCAATCAAACAAACGAGGAAGTAGACATGAGCACAACGATCAGAAGAGAAGTAGTAGGCAACCACGCACTCAGCCTGTTTGAAAACAGGATCTCTTTGTCTAAGAACGGCTTCATACAGAGTAGCGTTGTAGCTACTGATTATGACGCTGCACTCTCCAGACTACAGGAATGGTACGACGTTAATGGCGATGATTTCCTGGCCGATGGGCGGTTTGTCGATTACGTTCTCTTTAACCGCAAATAAACGTGCACTCTGGTATCAGATGCAGTAGAATAGATCTTGTCAATCAACGAAAGAGGTAATAAACATGAAAGCGTCAGTAAATTGGATGGAAGGATGGGCAAATCCGCCTAAGCTCGAAATTCACCTGGATAGGTATCCAGAGTCAGGTCAGTTTGTTTATGAGGAGACGCAAGGATGTTATTTCGCCGTCGACCAGGAGACCGGAGTGGTTCGCTACTTCTACTACGAACGCCCAGGCCGAGGTTATGGAGGTCGTACATTCGATCTGAAAATGAAGGATGGATCGACAAGGAGTCTGATCGGTCCATGGTCATCCAGGTGTCAGTGTATGAATGAAGTCGGTTTTCCTCACTCAGTAGAATGCGTTATTATAACTGAAGATGGATGTAACTACGCCGGAGCGCTTCTGATCGATGTAGCGAAGGAGTATCTACGAGCCGCAGAAGGTGACGCAGCTGAGTTCGTCTTTGATTCGAAGGAGAATGAATACACGATCCAAAGAATACAACCGTAGGCGTACTACAGGAGGTGCTAGGTAGATAGTAGATGAAGTGTCTGATCAGATAAAGGATGATCTGATCAGACACTTACTCCGGCCCGGTGTCCAGACGGAGGCCGATGTGCCGCAGACCGGAGGCCAGAGACCGAAGAAAAGAATCAGAAAAAATAATGAAAATAAATCACACTTCTCCGGCCGGTGTGTTATAATTACTCTGTAACTAACACACGAGGTGTATCATGAAAGTACTTAAGCTCGCAGTCATCTTCGCTCTGTTCTATTATGGATTCGCATTCTTTGCTGTTCTCGAAGCAGGTTTGAGAGCGATCGGAAAATAATCGTTTATCATTCAACGATCCTCGAGCCGACATCTGCTTGAGTCGGCTCGAGGGGGTGGAATTGGGGCCCCTGATCCCGTGGCTGCTAGTGGCCTAGCGCCGAGGAATTTTGGACAAAGTACGAAGTCATTACGCGTATTAAAATCCAGGACAAAGTACGAAGTCATTACACATAGCTCAAGCTCAGTCCTCAATACATTCTCACTCCATGATTAGGATCATTGACCCAATAAACCCTCATGCCGTAGTACGTCGGCCCCTCGCCTGCACTCTGATAACGAGGTTGTATAGACCTGTGAAAATCGCGCCATTCGTCCGGGCCTAAATACAACACCTCTGGTCGCTTATCGATATCTAATATAAACGCGTAATATAATGTTGCTATTCGTTCTTCAATCTCAGACATAGCGCTCCACCTTTCTCCGTAATAAGTTCATGTTGTAAAGTAACAACAATTAATAAAACGACTTATACATCGTTTCAGCGGCGGGTCGGCACTTGAGTATCATGCCGTTTTCTTCGACCGCTAGACCGTATCGACGTAAATCCATGCGTATTATAGGGCCGATCGGCTCCCAATCGCTATCGAACACACCCACTGGTACTCCACCGGTTCGTTCTAAATAGTCGACGTATTTTTGTAAAAACTCTGTATTGTGGTTAACTGACATGCTTATTCCTCCGGAAATTTTATAATCAGGTTTAAGTTAATTACGCGTTATTTAGGTATAGTCGAGATATCATTTTATACGCAGTCGATCATGCCACGACAACAAACATAGTCCGCCGGCACGACTCGCCAATAGTGGGGTCCTGTGTCTGTCGCAACTAATTCATTTATCAGGTCTGCTATCTTCTGCGCCTTTTCCTCGGGTAAGTAACCCACGGTGTTGACTTCGATTTCTGGCTGACAATCGCGATTAAAGTTGTCGACGCAAATAATTTTATATGCTTTACTACTCATGGTTGCGTATCCTCTATGAATTCATTCATTTTTAGACCATGTTTTTCCGCAGTCTGGGCATTCGTATGCATAAGTCATATCTTTTTCTAAGCTATATAGCCCAATCTTTCGTGAAGCGTGTGTAGCGCCAAATGACGCTTGTAACTGTTCTGGAATAGGTTCGCCCTGTAAATCGGCCCCACAATATGGGCAAGTTTCTGTTTGTTCGGGGGGCCATTGTTGTTCCCCACATCGCATGCAAGCAGTTATATTGTACTGATTGGTTTCAACGCGATGTCCGAGTATCTTGCATACCCATACTCGCAGGCGTAGCCAGTTGTTTGCGCTCCAACATTGGCTTTGATATTTCATCATTCTCTCCTGTCGTTATCTGTAGCCCATTCGGTGTAAATACGTTCGCCGGTAACTGAATCCTCCCATGCAATATTGATGCCATCGTCGTTTTTAATACCGTCACATCTATGCCCTTGCAATTGAGCGTGTTCAAATAGCCATTTGTCTAGTTCTTCACTCATCATTCTCTCCTGTTTGGGTGTTCATACAGGTTTAGCCGCTAATCACTCATACCCTTTCGTTGGTGATAATGGCCCGATCGACCGAGTCCATTGCTTGTTCCCATCTTCATCGATGACGGTTTCTAGGTTCCCGATAATTGGGTCGCATTGGGCTGCTTGCCTAAACTTCTTTTTGCAATTGTCGCATTTTTCTTTTGGCTCCCAGTTCTGGTGTCCGCAGCGTACGCATATTTTCATCATTCTCCCCTGTTTGGGTGTTTCTGTTGAAAATGATCCTCAAGACCGAAGTCACATTCAGGGTTGCTGCACCATTCATCACCAACCGCATTTCCAAATAATTGCGCTCTGCATTTCGGGCATCGCTTTTCAATGAGGTCGCCAACTAAATTCTCAAATAGTTGTTCGTGTTTTTCTTCTAGCTCTGATCTATCCATCATTCCTCCTGACTATCTGGGGTGTTCATATAGGTTTAACGACTAAGCGCCGCTCTTGCGCGCTCAATGATTCCAGGCACTTCTTCTGTGCGTGGATCGCTACCTCGATCTAATATCGCGCAGGCTTCAGCGTGCATCCACCCAATTGCAACATACCGTTCTTGTTCAATGTAATGCTCTAGCGCGATGCAGGTTGTGCTGGCTGGGGGAATGCCACTCGGGTCTGAGCTATCAAGCAGTTGTGAAATAATTTCATATATTTTGGTTCTATCTTTATTCATCATTCTCTCCTGTTTGGGTGTTCATATAGTGTTAATCTTCAGTCCGCAATCACCTTCATCTGTCGGCACCATTGGATTCAAACTGCTCCCGTTTTCGTGCACCCACGCTGTATTCCACATCATACAGGCAGATCCGATGCAAAGCGTGCCTGATTGCGGATGGCCATCCTTAGTCCGATTATTGCCGTGTTCGTCTTCGTAATCACCACAAGCACGGACCATTGGGCACCACTTCGTTCTTGCTTCTGATTCTTTCATCATTCCTCCTGTTTATTGGTCATCACCGAATATCTCAACGTCTAAAATCATCTCGTCTATATTACGAACAAACCCGACTTTCGCTCGGTTGCTGAAATAATGCTCGTAATAACTGGCCGTTGAAACTATCTCACCATCATCACCAATACCAAGACATTTAACTGTTTTGCTGCGCTCAGTGCGGGCTATTACGACCCAGAAGCAAGGCGAGTTATTGCCGCCTCGCGCTGCGTACATATCACCGACGTGAACCCCGCCGCAGTATTTATCTAGTACTTGTTGCTCTATATTAAATCTCACTTTCCACCTCCAATGCTTTTGCCGCTGAGACGCAGGCATCTAAATCAATGCGAGCTAATTTCGACAGATTGAAATCGCCTTTGATGTTATCGTGATGCATTTCCATAATGTTAATAATCATCCGCGAATTATGTTTCCGCAGCCCCGCAATCTCAGCTTCCAAGGCTTCGATTCTCTGCGCTAACTCGCTGTCGGATGCATCAACATTCCCAAGTTTGCAATTTACCGCATAAATCCTCGACTCTTGTAATTCTTCTTTCAGCCCCGCAATCTCAGCTTCCAGCTCGGCCACCTTGGCGCGCAATTGTTCTTTTTCCTCGACGCACATTTCGCGCTCTACCCAGTTGCATAAAACACAGCCTTGGCGCGCTCGAATGTCAGCTTCTAGCAAACCAACCTTGGCGCGGAGAGATTCGATCTCTCTGGCTTTGTTACCAAGCACCTTGTGATACGAGGTTTTAAATACTTTCATCACGCGAATTGCTCTTTCCAGATCGGCAACTTTGGCGCGGAGGGATTCGATTTCATCGAATAGCCGCAGCTCTATTTCGTGGCTTCCCTTCATAGACTCTATAAGTCCATTTTTTAATTCCTGAATCAGTTTGGCGTCGGCATCGAGTTGAATATCAGTTAATTCTTTGTCGTAACCGAACACCAGTCCCTCGCCGTTATTGTGCCTATACTGTCGTATAGCAAGATTTTTGAACCGACGAGTAGGGTTATCACCCTTGTCGTTTGTGTCAGTGGTCATCATTCCTCCTGTCTATCTGGGGTGGTCATATAGGTTTAGCCTTCAAATCACTCAGTTACCCAATCATGTCGCGAATTTTCATTTCCAGGTTGTTTTGCATTTGATACATGTCCTGCGAAAAAATACTTTCCATTGCGTGCATGACGGCAAACAGCAGCCCTTTGTCCAGTGTCTTTCTAACCTCTGCGAGAACCTCGTCATTGTTTTCGGCAATCCAGTTTTTGACAGCACCTCTTACAATGGGGTTAATCGCGTCATTGAGCAGTTCATGCAAAAGGGGTGGTTGATGCTTTGGCTCACGACCTCCATAACCAGTACCGGCACCCTCAATAATTCGTGGTTTCAAAAGCATATCGTCAATGGCTTTATCAACCAAAGGTTTCAAATCCTCCTCGGTGATTAAGTCTCCGATACTTTCTATTATTTTCTCGGAAACCCTCTCTTGTACGGTTTTTTGCTTTTCAATTTTCGTAGCTGTCATGTCTCTACCTCCTTCGGGTTTCGGTTGTATTTTATCGAGCGGAGAAAGGGTTTTTCCCTCGATGTGCATTTAGTTTCCCTGGCGACCAGTCCCATTGTTTTGCCTTGCTTCCTAACCGAAGCACCTCGCGAAAGTCTTCCTTTACAGTTTCTAAATTCACCCAGTCGCCACGACATAAGCGCTTGGCGATCGACTCCAACCTTTCGGCGTATTCCGCCAAGGTCTCGGACTGCTCTGACGTAGCCTTTTCGGGGTCATACCCTTGCATTACAGTCACCCATAATTTCCCATTCTCCGCAACCATTGATCATTTCGGGTGCCTTGCGTTGTAGGCGTCGAGGGCGTCCGCGAGAACCACCCATTCCCGCCCAGCTATCTGAGCTTTAACAAACTTTATGGCCTCCACCAAATCCGCTACAGCAGGGCCGTGCTCGGGTTGGGTCTGCGCACGATAATTTATATATTTCATACAATCATTGGCGCGAACCGTTAGGCAGCTACCCTCTTTATATAGATCAACCAGCAACTCCCCCTCCGCAAACTCGATAGCAGGGGCGGACAGGGCTTTAATCAACTGCTCGCGCTGGTCATTGTATATCCCGATCTTCTTGGCTTTCGCTGCAATTTCAACCAACTGATCTTCAGTAAAATTCATTTATCATCCCACCATATAATGTAAAGTGTTTGCGGTATAAGGATTCGATTTCTTCCCATTTGGGTTTCCTCGCGGCATAGGTGGCGACGGCATAGAGAGCATTGGCGACGGCATAGGCAGCATCGGTGGCGGCATCGGCAGCCTTGGCAACGGCAGCGGCAGCGGCAGCGGCATTGGCGACGGCAGCGGCGGCATAGGCGGCGGCATCTACATCAGCGGCGGCAGCAGCGGCGGCATCGGCAGCCTTCTTTAACTGCTCAGCCGTGGCGACGCCTGCGTGATAATCGCGGATTGTTTGAATTGCGTCGCGCGGCGCTGTGCTATCACCTACAACCTCGTATATTGGTAAAACACTTTCCACAATATCGGCGAGGAAAAGACAGTAATTGCGATAGTCCTGAGTACGCAGACACCAGATAGCATCCTCGATACCGACAGCATCCAGCAGCGTGATAAAATCTAGCGGCTCATCATCGCCGTTGGTTTTACCGAGATATGACAGCAGTTTTTCCCAGCCAGGTTTACAGGGGCGGTATTCTCGGATTTTATTCAGTGTTGTTTCCATGCCTATAGTTCCCACCATTCGATAAACTTCACTTTCCACATCCAATAACCAGTAAATTAATCCCGATCATCATTAGACTAATCAGGACAATGATTGATAGGAATACGATACTCACGAGTCACCCAACTGTGTCGGGCGCTGTTATTTTGTCGTCGGGGATAAACTGACGGCTATCACCAAGTCGCTCGATCACTTCATCCTTGCGCTTGAGTTCGGCGATAAGGTTTCGAATAATGGTTCGCGCTTTTACAGGATGTGCCCAATCTAGTGAGGCTGTTGCTTGTGCAATCAATTCATCGTGCTTATTCATTTGGTTTCCTCGGCTGCTTTTAGTTTCCGCAGTGCTTTCATCCATTCACATTTCAGCTCGGCATTATCTTCCTCCAGCTCGGCAACCTTGGCGCGCAGGGATTCATTGCTTATTTGCAAATCAACTAGAGCTTTTAGTGGCCCTTTAGTGGTCACTTGCGGTAATAATTCATTCAGCTCAGCGATCCGCTTGACGTCAGCTTCTAACTTTTTACAGTTAAAACAATAAGTTTTTGAGCGCATTGATGGGTCAGCAATCCAGTCTAGTTCTTCGTCATTGGTCATCACTTGTCCTCCTTCGGGTGCCTCGCGTTGTAGGCGTCAAGGGCTTTCTTGATCCGATGATAGGCGAGCAAGCTATTGCATCCTGCTATCATGTCTTTCGCGTACTCGGCAGCCTCCACCAAATCCGCTACAGCAGGGCCGTGCTCGCGCTGTGTTTGTGGGCGGCGATGCCCTGTTGAGCATACGTGTGGCCCTGATTGGTCAGGTCCCCAGCGATACAAATCTGAACCACCGTGTAAGTACTGGAAGGCATAAACTTCCCCCTCCGCAAACTCGACATCGAGGCGGGCGAGTTCGTTTATAAGTTCGTCTTCTGACAGTCTGCCATGATTCGGCTTGTCACGGTATACTTGCCGTATCGCCTCTAAATGTTCTTCGCTAAACATCACAGCCACCATATTTTTATAAATGTACCCATCACTTTCTCCAAATAACTATATCTATTATATCTACATATATTACACCTGTAAATGTATATACACATAGTTCCAAGAATTCAATATGTACATTTATTTGTCTACAAGTACAATATACTCTTTATTATATACGTAGGTGCGTACGTTATGACTATTCGTAAAGTTAAAGGACCTCGAGGTGGCACACAGTATCAACTGGTATCTAAAAGCGGTAAAGTTTTAGGTAAAGGCTATACTAGAGCCGCCATGGAAAAACGTGAGAAGCAGGTAAATTATTTCAAACACAAAAATAAATAAGATCCAAGTATTTACTAGTTTACACCGTAAACTGTCTGTAGTATAGTATATATCTGATATAGTAATAGTGCTATATCTAAACGAGTAGGAGGTGTTAATGAAATATATTTACGCTTTTCTGCTTTCATTAGTTGTAATGTGTCCGACATTTGCTGTGGAGTACGATTCTGGTGTAATAAAAGTACCAGTTTCGGTACATGATCCCGGTGCCGTAATATGTTCGGTAGATATGCTATCGAATCAGGCTAGTCAAGCCGTAGACACATATAAACTTTTGCAAGTAGCTTCTACAGTCGAGCCCTGGTATTTCGCCGCCGCCGTCGATGCGGTGCTGATGACCGATATGACTGTTAACTCCTGGATATCGCCGCTGGCCGAAAGAGCCAAAGAACATGAGCGATGTCGATGCTCACTGACAGTCGTATAAATTAGGCGACACCCATAGAAGCCAAGCTCTTAATTGAGTTCTAAGGGCCGGAGATCTCCGGCCCTTTTTTATTAGTTCAAAAAATTGTTTACAAAGGTTTTTGAGCTATGTACAATCTATCCCATGAGTGAATCCAGAACAAATACAGCCTTATTAAGCATGTTACAGGCCAAATTCCCCAACTACCATCCGCTAATCGCGATGGCTGAGATGGCCCATGACAATTCTGTAGAAGACGGTATCAAATTGAACTGCCATAAGGAAATTGCCAAGTATATTGAACCCCAACTTAAAGCAGTAGAGCACCGTGGTACGGTGAAAGCTGATTTTGGAACTCTTCGAGTCGTTCCAGCTCAATTACCAAATCCGGTGGATACAAATGGAGCTGCCGCTTCATCCGAAGCAGCTTAAATTTATAGGGTCTTTAGCCAACGAAGTATTCTTCGGTGGTGCAGCGGGAGGTGGTAAGTCATATGTACTAAGAGCCGACGCTATTATTTGGTGCATGCAAGTCCCTGGTATCCAGGTATATTTATTTCGTCGTCTTTATAAGGACTTACTTCGTTCTCATATGGCTGGGCCTTCCAGCTTTCCTATTTTACTTCGTGAATTTATTGAAGATAAGTTAGTTCGTATAAATTACTCAGCTAATGAGATTATTTTTGAAAATAACTCTAAAATCGTTTTAGCGCATATTCAGCATGAGACTGATTTAGAAAATTACCTGTCTCAAGAAATAAATATCGCATTATTTGACGAAGCATCAACTTTTACAGAGAAAATGTATCGATTTATACGTTCTAGGGTTCGAATCGGTGGATTACAAATTCCTGATGAGTTTAAAGGTCGATTACCAAGAATCGGTTTAGCCTCAAATCCACGTGGACCTATGCATTCGTATCTTAAAACAGGTTGGGTTGATGCTGCACAACCAGAGACTGTGTTTACAGCGCCAGCTCTTGACGGCGGTATGTTAAGGGAATATATTCCTAGTCGTATAGATGATAATCCTACCTTAACCAGCAATGATCCACAATATAAAGAACGATTGATGGGTATGGGTGACCCGGATATAGTATTAGCGTATCTTGAAGGAGATTGGAATGCCGTAGAAGGTGCAGCTTTGAATATGTGGGATTCAGCTGTTCATATATTAGACCCATTTGATATACCATTTAGTTGGAAAATAAAGCGAGGATACGACTATGGGTACTCTGCACCATACTCAGTTTTATGGATGGCTATCAGTAATGGTGAGTCGTATATAAATAGTGAAGGTCGGGAGTGTACATTGCCTAAAGGAAGCTGTATATTTATACGTGAGCTTTATGGTGATGATGGCCAAGAGCATGGTTTGAAAGAAGATGTACGACTTACCGCACAGAAAATAAAGATGATTGAAATGACAGATTTAAGCGGTAAGCAAATTTCAAAAGGACCTGCTGATACGTCTATATTTAATAGTGAGCAAGGTCCTTCAATAGCGAGTATTATGGGCGAAGAAGGTATTGGATGGACTAGAGCAAATAAACGACCAGGTAGTCGTGTTATCGGTCTATCTACAATGCGACAAATGTTAACAGAAGCAACGAAAGAATTTCCAGAAAGACCGTGTATGTATATTTTTAACACGTGTCCTAGATTAATTTCTCATTTACCTTTATTATCAGTAGATGAGAAGAGTGGGGAAGACGTAGAGACTACGGGCCAACCAGATCACGACTATGACGTCGTTAGATACCTGCTACTTGATGTTGGAAATCAAGTTAGTGTGGTTAATATAGAGGGTATATGACATGCCAGTAAGTTCCACTCATCCTAAATATAATAAATTCTCTACCCAATGGACCCGTTGTAGAGACGTCATAGATGGTTCTGATGCCGTAAAAGATAAAGGTAATACATATTTACCTAAACTTGCTGGTATGACTACAAGTGAGTATAATGCGTATAAACAGCGCGCTCTGTTTTTCTCCGCAGCAGGTCGATCATTACAAGGTCTAGTAGGAACTATGACCAGACGCACTCCGACTATAGTTCATAGCGGTATGGAGTCACATTTTAATGACACTAGCCTTACTGCCAAATCTTTTACTGAATTGTTTATCAATACATGTGAGGAAGTACTATCTGTCGGCCGTTTTGGGCTATTGGCAGACGTAGGGATAGACGGAGGTCGAGCGTATATCGCTACCTATGAAACTGAACATATTTTGAATTGGGACATAGATGAGCGAGGCAATTTATCTATGGTAGTATTATCAGAGATAATTAATGTTCCTTCTAATAAAGACAAGTTCGAAATAGATGAGCAGACTCAATATCGTCATTTATACATGAGTGGTGGCGTGTATACAGTAGATGTGTATAATGAAGATGAGGAGAGAATAAGTACATTTGTACCAAGGCTGCAAGGCTCACCTTTAAATTATATTCCGTTTGTATCTGTAACACCTCATGGTTTACAGATTGATCCAGAAAAACCACCTATTCTTGATATTGTAGATGTGAATTTAAGTCAATATATGACGTCTGCTGATTTAGAGAACGGGCGCCATTTTGCTGGATTACCTACTCCAGTTGTAACAGGCGCTGAAAGTGAAGCCACATTAAAAGTCGGCGGTATGACTGCATGGGTAATCTCTAATGATAAGGCTAAAGCATATTATCTTGAGTTTCAGGGCCAAGGTCTTCAGTCTCTAGAAAAAGCTATAGCTGAAAAAACAGGGCAAATGGCACAATTTAGTTCTCGTTTGATGGATACAGCTACAAGAGGATCAGAGGCGGCTGATACTGTACGACTTCGCCATTCAGCTGATTCTGCGACACTATCCAGTGTGGCTATATCAGTGGAGGCGGCATTTAATCAAATCTTTAAATATGTAGCCGCTTTTGATAGACTTGAGTCGCCTTCGATTGAACTGAATAAAGATTTCCTAGATACTAAACTATCACCATCTGAACTTACAGCATTAACATCATCGTATGTAGAAGGTGCGATTGATCTAGATACGTACATTTATAATTTGCAACGTGGAGAGCTTTTACCACACGGTAAAGTTACCATGGATACAAAACCTGCTGCTCCTGGCAGTGCCGGTGCCCCTGCCGATCAGGGGAATAATGGAGGCTCAGGTCAGCCACCAACCTAGTAGAGAGAAAAAGATATGTCGCTTAAATTCATGTTAGATAGTCTGGAAGGTCTGGACGAATCAGTAGCGGCGCTATATACAGAGCATGACGATGGTAAATTTTACCTCGAAGTAGATGGCGCCGTAGCAAAAGGAAAACTCGATGAGTTTCGTAATAATAATATCGAGCTTTTGAAAAAGCTTGAGTCTTTTAAGGATATAGATCCTAAGAAGTATAAAGAGGCTCAAGACGAATTGGCTAGAATCCAGGCCGAAAAAGATAAGGGTTCAGTTATCCCTAAAGAACAAGTAGATAAACTAGTGGCGGATCGAGTTGCTGAAATGCAGTCTGAATATGAGGCTAAACTCCAGCAAGCACAAGAAGCAAACGGAACTATGAGCCGTCAACTTGAATCACTGGTTATTGATTCAGCTGTACGTAAAGCCGCTACTGATACAAAAGTTCTGCCGAGTGCTGTAGATGACGTGTTGCTTCGTGCCAAAACTACTTTTAAAGTGGTTGATGGAACAGCAATTCCGCATGATTCCAACGGTAATATTGTCTATGGAAAAGACGGATCTAGCCCAATGGGTATCGGTGAATGGATGGGTAAACTAGCGAAAGATGCTAGCCATTTGTTTGAAGGATCGCAAGGCAGTGGCGGTGGTGGTGGTGGAGGCGGCCGACCCCATCAAGATACGAGCAAGATGTCGCCTGCTCAAAAAATTGCAGCCGGTCTAGAAACATTGTAGATCGACAGTAATAAAAAGTGTACACGTAAGCTTTTATGTTGTATATTATATCCTAGTCAAGACGATCTCCGGTGGAGTGAATTGATTTTTAATTATTAATGAAACCGGAGATATTCTTATGCCAAGTGTTACCCTAGTAGAATCCGCAAAACTGACGCAGAACATGCTTCTGGCGGGTGTTATTGAGGCGATTGTCGTTGTTGATCGCTTTTACGAAATTTTGCCTTTCATGGAAATTGAAGGCAACGCTCTTTCTTACAACCGTGAAAACGCTCTGGGTGATGTTCAAAACCTGGGTGTAGGCGGAACCATTACTGCGAAAGCAGCCGCTACCTTCACGAACGTTACCGCAGCACTTACCACCATGATCGGTGACGCTGAAGTTAACGGTCTGATTCAGGCTACTCGATCTAATATCACGGATCAAAAAGCCACTCAGATCATGTCCAAAGCCAAAAATATCGGCCAGACATACCGTAATCAACTGATTAACGGCGATGGTACAGGTGATACTATCACTGGTCTTCTGGCACTGTGTGCCGCCGGCCAAACCCTCACTGGTGCGGGTGCTAATGGTGATGCACTTTCTTTCGACGCCATTGATGAACTCCTGGATGCCATCAAGGACAAGAACGGTGATGTAGATTACATCATGATGAATTCTCGTACTCTGCGGTCGTATTACGCTCTTCTGCGTGCCCTGGGCGGTGCTGGCATCGGTGAAGTCGTTACTCTTCCTTCAGGTGCTCAAGTTCCTGCGTATCGCAATACTCCGATTTTCCGGAATGATAATATTCCGATCAATCAGACGAAAGGTCTTACTACTACATGTACGACCATGATCGCTGGAACCCTGGATGATGGTACTGGTAAAATCGGTATTGCTGGTCTGACTGCCATGGGTGAAGCAGGTATTCGTATTGCGAATATCGGTGAAGCTGAAACGAAGGATGAAAATATCACTCGTATCAAGTTCTATAACGGACTTGCTAACTTCAGCGAGCTCGGCCTGGCCATTTACACAGGTATCACTAACTAATTGTTAGTCCATCCTTAGAGAGTCACAGTGTGACTCTCTAAGTTATTTTGTTATCGGAGATAAGCATGTCATCACAAGAAGTCCATAAGTTTAAACTGGTAGGAACTAACGCTGGTAAAGATGTACGCCTGGGTGCCAATGGCCAGTATGTGTTTAAAAAAGGTATTTGCACTATCGAATGTGGTCTGGAAGACGCTAAACGTCATCAGCACATTCTTGGTAAATTCTATTCGGCCAAACGTGTTCGTTCTAATGCTGAAATCGGTACAGTCGATGATGAAGTTGAAGATACCGAATCTGAATCAGCACCGGCTAAAAAGACAGCTGCTAAGTAGGAATGAGTAGTTGTCTATAGATGCGTCAGTCGGAACTTTAACAGCGAATAGTTATGTAACTATTGCTGAGGCTGACGCATATTTCGCAAATCATATATCTTCAGATTCTTGGGATACGTATACTCAAAGATCAGCGTTATTAATTAACGCATCCAGATTATTAGACCATTACATGGATTGGAATGGTACGCCAGTAAATAATGAAACGATTCAATCTATGGGTTGGCCGCGTTATGATGTATATGACGTGGATAGTGACATTATTCCACAAAGAGTTAAAAATGCCACATTCGAATTAGCTAACTATATAGCGGGCAATAGCGGTATAAGTAGTGATTTAGCTGAAGTTAATAAGATTAAAGTTGGACCTATTACGATTGATTTAGATTCTGAAGGATCAGGCTATTTATTACCTCCTCAAATAAGTCGTATTCTTAGTAATCTCGGTGCACCTAAGACACTACCTAAAAATGGGGTTTCGGTTGTTTCACTGACGAGGTAGCTATGTTAACTACCGACATCACTAAATACGTAGCTCTGGCCTTTACCAAAGCAGGTAATTTGGTTAAAACACTCACTATATCCACTGAGACTAAAGGTGCGTTTAATCCTGCAACCGGTAACTATCCTAGAACAGTATCTACCTTCCAAATTGAAGTTATTGACGATGAGGAAGATACCAGAATTCTCCAAGCTAACTTTAGTAATAGGAACATACGTAGTTATATAGTTAAGGCTACAACTATGGCTGAAGTGGGTCAAAAATTTACAGATGGTGGAATAGAGTATACTATCTATCGAATAAGCCCTATTCAACAGGGAAATGTTGATTTTGTATATACTATGTGGGCTGAGGCATGACTAGATTATCCGTTGAAGGCTTTCAAGTATTTATTGATGGTGATACTATTTCACAAATTCAAGAAGTCGTTAATGACATATACACAGGTATAGTTAGTAGAACACCTGTAAGAACGGGTAGAGCTAGAGCATCTTGGACTGTTGGAGTAGGCGCACCAAATTTAACTGTGTCGCCGGATGTAGGAACACCCGGTAATCCGATTCCAGCGCCTAAACCACCGATACTAAACTTAAAGAAGCCAGAACCAGTATATATTGATAACGCACTTCCGTATATACAGTATTTAGAGTTCGGTTCTCCAACCACTGTACCCACAGGTATGGTTGCAGTTACGATGAGTAAATACTTGTGAATTTACTAGATTCTCATGATGCCATAATAACTGCGTTTAATACATATTGGACATATACACCAGTAGCGTGGCCAAATTTACAATTCGACCCATCAGTAGTTGATGAGTGGGTTAGAATCACTAATATCCCAGGTGATTCAAATCAAGCTAGTATGGGAGGTAGTACTAATTTACATAGACAGTTCGGTTTGGTACTATTAGAACTATATATTGACCAGGATAGCGGGGCTCGACGGTCCGTAGAACTTGCCGATTTGGCAATTAACTTTTTTCACGGTTTAGCATTGACTGGGATTACTTTTCGTTCACCTGATACAGCACATATCGGGATAGTAGATGGGTGGCTTCAGAAAAATGTATCCTGTGATTATTATACTGACCAAGACTTTTAGGAGAAATATATGAGCCTCGCATCATCAAATCGAGTAGCAGTACGGAGAATCAAAGAAGTAACCTTTGGTACTATCCCAGCTACACCTACACTGTTAGATCTCCGCTATACTGGTGAGAGTTTTAACTACAATATCTCTAATATCGTATCTGAAGAAATTCGTGCTGATAGAATGGTCTCAGATCTAATTCAGGTTCAGGCAGACGCATCAGGCGATGTTAATGTAGAGTTGAGTTATGGATCGTATGACGATTTCATTGAAGGGGCTATGGCCTCTACTTTCTCAGCGGATATCGGTATTTCAGGCACGGATATAGGTATCACTACAGGTACGGATATATTATCTTCTTCATCTACTGACTTTGTGGCCGCCGGTCTTGTTGTAGGTCAGTGGTTTAAAGTAGGTGGATTTTCAAATGCCGCTCTTAATAAGTACTACAAAGCCATTTCAGTTGCGACTAATGCAGTAGGCGTAGTAGCAGGGTCTGTACCAGCAACTGAAGCCGCTGGTAATACGGTTACTGTAGACGGGTCAATGATTCGTAATGGCGTAGTTGAGTCATCTTTCTCAATCCAAAAACATATTCAGGATGCGACTGTACCGACGTTCATTAACTTTAATGGTACGCGTATTGGGGGTATGGCTTTAACCTTCGCTACCGGTCAGATTCTAACAGGATCGTTTAACCTCATGGCTTTGGGCGCTGTTGTAAGTACCTCACAAATTGCTGGAGCCACAGTTACGCCAGTAGGCTCTTCTTCTGTTCTAAATGCGGTTGACAATGTATCTGAAATATACGAAGACGATGTGTTATCTACTTCTAACTTCAGTAATCTGTCACTTAACCTAAGTAATAACCTTCGTGCACAAGATGCCATCGGTTCTCTTGCTCACGTAGGCATTGCTCTAAGTCGTCTGGAAGTTACAGGCGATATATCGATCTATTTTGAAGATAACGTGATGTACAATAAGTATATTAACGCTACTCAATTTAGCCTTTCCTTCAGAGTTCAGGATGCAGCTGGAAACGCGTATATTTTCACTTTACCGGCGGTGAAGTTCGAATCTGGTAGCGTTGTTTCAGGTGGACTCGATCAAGATATTATTCTTGAAGCATCATGGCGAGCTATTGCGGATTCTACTACTAACTGCATGATTCAAATTGACAGAATTGCTGCGTAGTCGTCACATTACTTATAGAGGTTCTATATGTTTGATTTAGATAAGACAACTGCAGAGCAGGAGTCAAATGGGGTATGGACCGATTTTAATGGTGGTAAGTTTAGAATCGCTCATACAAATAATATGGTCTTTCAGAGAGAGATCGCTCGCTTACAGGCACCTTATCGAAAGAAAATTGATAAGGGTACTTTAGACCCAAAAATTCAACTCGAAATCATGTGTAAAGCCATGGCTAGAGGGATTCTTCTGGATTGGAAGAATGTTGGTTCTAAAGGCCAAGAAATTCCGTATAATGAGGATTCAGCTATTAGTGTCCTTACTCTAAACTCCGATTTACGTGAGTATATTCAGGATTTCGCACTTGATCTTGAAAACTTTCGTCAGGAGGAGATAGAGGATACGGGGGAGCTTTAAAAGAGTTTCTTATATGGGAACTCCAGTGGGGTAATAAGCTGGAGTTCCTTGAGGAACTCGAAAGTCAAGGTAAGAATCCATCGGCCTTGCAGAATAGGCCGGAACTTAGTGCAGGAGATTTTCACTACATTGAGTCGTTTTTTATATTGTCAGCAAGAAGACCTGTAAATACTGTAGAAGGAGCTATACCTTTATCTGAGATTCTTGCTTATTTGCAATTATACCCGTGGTATGATTATGATTTATTCGTTAGGTATATATTGATTTTAGACGACGCATATTTAAAACATAAGCTGGATTCTCATGACAACAAAACAATCGATTTTAGAAGTAAAAATAGATCCTAGTGGAGCTAAGTCTGGGTCTGCTCAGGCTACTTCTGCATATAGAGAATTCTTAAAAACATTTGATAGTGGAACTAAGCGAATCAATGATTCGTTTCAGAAATTTGTTGTAAATGCAGGTAAGGCTAATTCAACACTTCTATCCAAAATGACTTCCGGTTGGAGTAGTTTTACAAGATTCATCGGTAGTGCTACTAGTAAAGCATTCAGCGGGATAGGTTCAGCTCTAAAAACACTCTATGGTGGAGCCGCTAAGTTAGCGTCTATTTTAGGGCCCGCTGGTGTAGTAGGTGCTATCAATGAAGTCATACAAGCGGGTTTAAAAATTCAAAAATTTGGAATCACTTTTTCTGTGATTTCAGGTAATATAGCCGATGGTCGAAAAGAATTACAAGGTCTAGTTAATATGACCCGGGCCTTGGGATCTTCCTTTGAAGCTTCAGCAGCACCAGCCGCTAAGTTCTTTGCCGCAGCAAAAGATTCACTATTATCGTCTGATATTCGAGATATATTTAAGGCGTTTTCTGAAGTATCAGTCGCGTTGCAGTTGAATAAACAAGAGGTTACTGGTGTGTTCTTGGCATTGCAACAGATCGCATCTAAAGGCCGAGTATCAATGGAAGAATTAAGACTTCAACTTGCTGAACGTGTTCCAGGGGCTATGCATTTCGCGGCTCAATCAATGGGTATGTCTATGGTTGAGTTTGAAGACGCTGTTAGAAAGGGTACAATCAACGCTAGCGAATTCCTGGTTAAATTCGGTGCTGTTCTTCATCGGGAGTTCGGTCCTGCTGCAGCGATTGCATCTAAATTAGGTCAATCAGCTATTAATAGGTTTGATACGGCTTTAACACTGTTTCTTAATAAAATATCAGAGACAGGTGTTCTTAAAGGATTTCAAGATTTTCTGGATAATATACGTGAAAAATTCCTTGAAAGCTCTACTGTAGCAGAGGTTTTAGGCACTGCTATTAAACGGGTTATAGACAGGGTTAATGAGTTCATTAAGTCTATAGATGATCAGTCAATACTCGACTCAGTGGTATTTATATCTAACGCTTTTGTTACTATTTATAATACACTTTTAGATATTATTCCTTCACTATCTACATTTACTGACTTGTTAAAGAAAGGAGCGAGTTTTATTGGCCGAGTTAGTGAGTGGTTTGAAACACCTTCAGCAATAGAAAAACAACGTAAGGCTATAGATAAATTAAAAACTCATTTAAATGAGCTACAAGAAGTTTATATGAATAATGCTAAAAGCGCTGAAGAATTGGGTAGTAGTGGATTTATGACTTGGTTTGAAGAAGATGGCCGAGCCATGTGGAAACAAATGGTAGAAGTAGAAAATCTTATTCGTGATTCTGAAATGGCTTTACGGGCTATGGAATCAGCAGCGAATGATACAGCTAAAGCAATAGACAAAATACAACCTAAGAAGATGGACCTTTTATCAGCGAAAGATTTTATAGGCCGAACTCCTTCAAGAGGTAAGCCTAGTGTATCACCGAATCGTGGTGAACTGAAGGTTATGCAAGACGAAATAGATAAGAAAAAGAAAACTATAGAGGGATTTATAATTGATTCTAATAAGTTGCTTGAAGCATCTACTACTATGCAAGTTGAAACGGTAGATAAGTTAGCGGATGCACGCAAAGAGATGGCTGAAGCTCAATTAGAAATGATTAAGTTATATGATACTGCTGCCAATGTTTCAGGTGATGTACAGTTACGAGATATGTTAGTTGCATCTCAAAAATTAGTAGAACAAACAAAGGTCTTTATTGAAGCAAGAACTGAGTTTGAAGATATTTTTGCGGCTGAACGAGATAAAGAAAACAAGCGTTTAACTGATGTGTTTAATTCAGAAGCAGAAGGTATGACACAGTATTTGTCCTTTGGTCGTGATCTACAAAAAGCCGATTTGGAAATGCGTCAAAAAGATATTCAAGCCGCAGCTGATCAACGATTAATCACCCAATCTCAGGCTAATGAATTAATTGAGACTATGGAGCTACAACATTTAGCTAAAATGGGGGATATTCGTGCTCAATTTGCTTTAACTACTAAAGAATTTGATAATCAGACTAGTAAACAGCGAGTTGACTCAGTATTAAGTGATATAGTAAAAACTACAAGCGCCGTTGCAGGTAGTAATAAGAAATTATTCGAAATTAACAAAAAGGCTAGAATAGCACAAGCCGTTATGGAATTGCCTGCAGCCGTGATGACGTCCTTTGCACGAGGTGGTGGTTTTCCATGGGGCGTCATACCTGCAGGTATTACACTAGCATCAGGTCTGGCGAATATTCAACAAATTCGCTCATCTAGCTTCGGTGGGGGTGGTAGTGGGTCGGCCTCAATCCCAGCAGGTAGTTCCGGTAGTACTCCGAGTATATCAACTCCAACGCCGGTACAACCTGCTTCAGACGCTGTGTTTACCCAATCAATTAATGGTGATCCAAGATCAGTAGATTCCGGTGGAGTGACGAATATTAATTTTAGGATAGAAGCTATGGATGGCGCTAGTGTTAATAGAGTACTTAATTCACAAAAAGGCAACATTATAAGTATGGTACAATCAGCATATACTGAACGCGGTAATAATGGCGGGCCTTTGAAATGAGCGGTACGTATCCATCAACACCTAGATTTTCTAGCGTTGATTTAGAATCTAATTTTCAGGTTTTTGTCAGTATTACACAATCGGGTAAACGAAATGTGCGTCAAACTGGTGCGCATCGTTGGATTTTACGAGGGACATATAGTAGTTTAACTCGTCAGCAGTTTATGCCAGTGTACGCTTTTTTAATGGACCAAGAAGGCCAGTATGGCTCATTTAACTTTGTAGCTCCTGATTTGGCAACCCCTCAAGGCTCAGGTAACGGAACACCGCTGGTTGATTTAGCTAGTCAAGTCGGTAAGAGTATTAATACTAAAGGGTGGGCCAATAATGAGACCGTGTTAAAAGCAGGTGATATACTTAGATTTGCAGGACATTCTAAAGTTTATATGATGACAGCCGACGCTACATCTGATGGTACAGGTTTGGCTACATTGGCTATTAGTCCAGCACTACAAGAAAGTCCTGCGGATAATGAAGGTATAACTATTAACAATGTACCTTTTAATGTGATGCAAACAGGGAACGTTCAGAAGTATGGGGCTAGAAATCCACTATTATACACGTTTGAAGTGTCATTCGTTGAAGTACTCTAGCTACTCAGAGCTATTTCAGGCTATTAAAATTTTAACTATAGTATCTATAGTATATTTAAAAATAACTTAGTGGAGAGCATTCTAGCTATCAGAGTATGTCAAGAAATCTACCAGCTTTAATAACAACAGAAATAGCAAAAGAAACGGTAATTTCTTTTCATTTAGTCGAGTTTTTATTTGATAGTGGAACGATACGTTTTACTACATTTCCTAGAAATATTATCTTTAATGCAAATACGTATATATCATCTCCAGATTTTTTAAGTTTTGGGGATGTAATAGAGTCAACGGATATAGAAATAGGATCTATGTCCTTTACTTTGTCAGGTGCGGATCAGTCTGTTATAGCAGTTGCATTATTAGAAGATTTTCCAGACAGAGAGATAAACTTATATCGTGGGTTTTTAGATCAGTCCACATATCAAGTTATTGTAGATCCCATACTAATTTATGAAGGTAGGATTACGAACTTTAAACTATCAGAAGATGTAGATAGTAGCACTTCTACACTAACGTGGATTACAGCGTCTATATGGGCTGATTTTAATAGAACAGCTGGTAGACGAACTAATAATAATGATCAACAAGTATTTTACCCGGGTGATTTAGCATTTGAGTACGCGCATCTAATTACATATGACTTAATGTGGGGTCGTACGTAATGGGCAGTATTGTAAAAGATGTTTGGGACGCTGGCGTAGACTTTGTAGAAAGTACGATTGATGATTTTACAGACGTTATCAACTTAAATCTAGGTTCTTTAGGGTTAGGCAATGCGATAGATTTCCTACAAGATACTCTAACTGGCTTTTTAGGTATAGATACGGACTTACCTAAAGCTGCGGCAGCCATAGACGGTATTCTAATCACATCAAGATCCAACACAGCCGGAATACCTGTACTTTATGGTAAACGGGTACTGGGCGGGAATATGGTTTACATGTCTATCTCTGGCACTAATAATGAGTATTTACATATTGTATACGCTCTATGCGAAGGACCAGTGGATAGTATACCGTATATTCAAATAAATGATGAGTCTATAGATGGGGCCAAATATAGCCCGTATTGTACGTATGAGATAGCGTATGGTGATCAAGTATCACAGCCATTCCCTATTTTGGCGGCAGCCGATTCACAATGGACCGCAGCACATATAATGAACGCTACAGCAGGCGTTCATATCAGATACGAGTGGAACAGAGACGTATTTAGTGGTATACCAAAAGCCCAATTTACCGTACTTGGTAAAAAGATACTTGATATTAGGTCTGCATTAACTGCGTATAGTAGTAACCCTGCATTGTGTATTTATGATTACCTAACTAATTCTATATACGGCAAAGGTATAGACGTATCAAAAATAGATACTCAATCGTTTATAGATGCCGCTAATTATTGTGATGACAGTATAACTTCCTACTTTGGTGGACCGTCCCATACTAGATTCAGTTGTAATATCCCTATAGATATATCGAGTCGGTTAATTGATAATTTAAAGATTTTACTTATATCTTGTCGTGCCTCTTTACCATATGTAAACGGTAAGTTTTACTTAACAGTTGAAAAAGATTACGCCTCATCTTTTAATTTTAATGAGGATAATATAATTGGAGGATGGACTATTTCTTCTGGAAATATAAATGAAAGGTTTAATAGAATAAAAGCCGTATTTCCTAATGAAGATCTAAATTACACCTCTGATTATGTTATAGTAGAGTCATCAACATTTAGAACTGAGGATAATGGTAGACTACTACAAAAGGACGTATCTTTATCAAATGTAACCAATATTTATCGAGCGTTAGATACGATATCCGTATTACTAAGAAAGTCAAGGTCCCAATTAACCGCTAGTTTTACAGCAACTATAGAATCATTGCAAGTAAAAGTAGGCGATATAGTCACTATTACACATCCGTCTGTAGGTTGGACGAATAAGTTATTTAGAGTAGTTCGTATGACTCTATCTAGTGAAGGTAATGTGTCTGTAAGTGTCACTCAACATGAGTCTACGGATTATGATTTATCAGTACCTAATGAAGTGGCCATTTCCACTAGTACATCTTTACCTAACCCATTTGATTTAACAGGTGTTGTTATAAGCGGATTACTAGTAGAATCAGATGAGGCACAGTTAGTGTTTATGTCAGACGGTACATTAATGAGTCGCATACATGTATCATGGGATCCGCCTACGAATATCTATATTAATGGCCATGAAGTTGAGTATAAAAAGTCTATTGATTCTACATGGATACCAGCATCTTTTTCAACTGAACCAAATACAGTTAGCGTATATATACCTAATGTTGTTGATGGTGTTGATTATGATATACGGGTTAGAGCGATTAACTCTAATGATTTTGCTGGTGCTTGGTCATATGAATATAGTCATACTGTTATAGGAAAAACTAGCCCACCATCTGATGTTATAGGTTTAGTTAGCTCTATTAGTGAGAATTTAATACGATTAAAGTGGGACCAGGTTCTTGATTTAGATCTAAAAGAATATGAAATTCGCATAGGTGCGGTGTATGGATCTAGTACCTTTGTAGCTGTGACACAAGATAGTGAATACTCTATAGAAGGTAGCGCTGTTGGATCATCTACGTATTGGGTTATAGCTCGAGATACTACTAATAATGTATCAGTTACACCTGCATCAATAGTGGTCACTATCACAGCCCCATCTGCTGTTCCTGCTATTAGCAGTAATATACTCGCCGTACTCGGTGATACGATAAGTATATTTTGGGGTGCCGCAACTCAAGGTAGTTTTCAAGTAGGATCTTATGAAGTGAGATACGGTCCTACTGATTGGGATAACTCAACAGTTTTAGCCACAGTTAGTTCAACTGAGTATATTATATCCGATGTATGGGTAGGTGATAGAACTATACGAATAAAGCCCATCGATGTATACGGAAATTATGGTGCTGAAACGACAACTGTACTAAATATTATTTTACCCTCAGCGCCCACATTAATAAGTAATACCATAAGTGGCGATCGTGTTGAAATAGAGTGGCATAATGATTCAAATTTAGGTACATTTCCTATAGCTCAATACGATATACGATATGATAATGGCACAGGCACTTTTTCAGCGGCTACACACATCGTTATAACAGGTACGGATGGATTTAATAAGACTGTCAATTGGCTAGGCACTAGACGATTTTGGATCGCGCCGATAGATTCAGTAGGCAATTATGGGTCTGAATTAACAGCGAGTGTTACAATATCTGCGCCAATTGCCGTAACACTTACTTCTCAAGTCGTAGATAATAATGTGTTACTAAGATGGACAAATGCTCAAAATACTTTGCCTATAGATCATTATGAAATCAGACGTGGTGCTATATACGCATCAGCTGAAGCTATAGGCACTATATCAGCGCTATTTTTTACGATATTTGAAACACTATCCTCTACCTATACATACTGGGTGACGGGAGTAGACACAGCCGGAAATTACGGCGTTAATAACCAGATAACCGCGGCTGTGGCTGAGCCACCAGATTATGTGTTATTGGTAAATGCTGTGGACGATTTTGTTACAGTTGATGCTAATTTTACAGGTAGAACGTTAGTTAACGCGTTTGTAAACTCCGCCGGCAATCTTAATTTACCTGTTACTACGACGCAGACATGGGCTACCCACTTTACGGACAATTCTTGGACCACTATTCAGCAACAAATAGACGCAGGGTTTCCGATTTATATACAAGACACACCTGCTAGTGCGTCGTATGAAGTTCTATATGATTACGGTTCAGTATTAGAAAACTTATCTGTAACAGCTAATGTGACATATCTACTTATAGACGGCGATCCTACATTTGAATTACAGCTTGAGACATCAGATGAGGACGTACTTAGTCCCACAGTTTGGACTACATATCCAGTTACTAGTAATGCGTCATTAAAAGTATTTTCAGCTGCATTTAGACATGTGAGATTAACTATTACAATAGTGTCTACGGCTGACGATGAGGATCTAATTGAGATAAGTAATATTGCATTAGTGATTGACGTAAAAGAACAAACAGATTCAGGTACAGTAGATGCACTATCTACTGATACGGGTGCAGGTTATGCTAACGGTACATTAGTTACACTAAACAAGCCATTTATTGATATAGCAGGTATTACTGTGACGCCTAATTTAGGAGGTGGTTCTGAAGATAACTTATCCGCAATTTATAACTTTCTGGATTCACCAAATCCCACTCAATTTAGAGTACTACTATTCGATGGAGCCGGTGTCAGAGCATCGGGCAAAGTCTCCTGGAATGTGAGAGGATATTAGTATGGTTAATTGGGTGAATCCGGTATTATCTACAGCGTATACGCAAGTCTTAACGGATTTAAATGATAAAGATATAGATTCAGCAACTATGTTTGATGGTTCTGTGTCCACAAATCTTCCTACAGGCGCATATAGGATAAATTCATCTAGCAACTATGAGCTAGAACGTTGGACAGGTTTAGCATGGGCTTCAGCAAGTTTATCAATAGGCGGCAGTATACGAGAAGGTGGAACTTTATTATCGGCTAAATATCTAGGTATAGCCGCAACAGCGGCTAATAGTACGTTATTTAATAGTCTTAATAGTTCACAGTTTCTTCGTAGTGATGCCACCGATACTGGTACTAATTTAACATTACAATCACTTACTGTTACATCCGGGGACGGGTTTTTATGGGAGTCAGGAAGAAGTCGAATAACTCATAATGATGGGGGAGGCAATTGTCAAATAAGATTTGGTAATAAGTTTAATGTTTCTGAAGTGTATACGGCTGATGATAGTTCAGCTGTGCGTATACGACAAGACATAGATAGTGTCTTACAACCCTTAATGATAACCGTAGGAAATAACGCAACAGTAACTGACGGGGATGCAGTTACTTGGGGAACTACATTATATTTATACCCAACGTCTTTAAATTTTGCAGGTACAATTAATGCGACCACTTTTGTAGGCGCACTCACAGGCAATGCTTCGACAGCTACTACTGCGGGAACTGTTACAACACCAGCTCAATCAGTTATTACAAGTGTAGGAACATTAACATCATTAGATGTGTCTGGAGCCATAACTGTAACTAACGGTGTCAATAGACTAACTAGAAGTGGTGGATATGTTTCTGTTAGTGCGGCTGCGGCCCCTTCAACAGGGCAAGTTCTTATGGCTACAGGTGCTTCAGCTGCTACATGGCAAACAATTCAAGGTGTTCCAGTAGGAAGTACACTTATATGGCATACAGCTACCGCTCCAACAGGGTTTTTAGAATTAAATGGTGCGTCTTTATCAACGACCACGTATGCTGCATTATTTGCTGTATTAGGGTACACATACGGTGGATCCGGGGCTAATTTTTCATTGCCTGATATGAGGGGTTATTTTCCACGTGGTTGGTCACATGGTTCTTCAACTGATCCTGATAGAGCTAGTAGAACAAACAGGGGTGATGGTACCACAGGTGATAACATTGGTACTAAACAAGCGAATCAGAATGCATTACACGGCCACCCCTATCGAGGCAGGCCAGCAAGCGAGTCCAGCGCAAGCGTTCAGACTACTGGTGGATTCCCGTTTAAGACGACAGGTACATCGTACCCAGAATTTACTGGTACTGTCAGTGATACGGCTGGACAACAGATCGGTGGAAATGGTGGTAATGAATCAAGGCCTGTTAATATAAACGTTATGTGGATAATAAAATACTAATGGATATTCAAAATTACGATGATAACGGTATATATCTTTCTACTAGTCTTGCGGATATTGATCCTTTAAATGAAGGACAGTATATCATTCCAGCGAATGCCACAACTATACCTATACCCTCGTATGCTCAAAACGAAATACCTGTTTTCGACGGTACAAGTTGGTCTATAGAAATAGATTTTCGTGGTACAGTTTATTGGGACGATGATGCTACTAAGTATCATATTACTGACATAGGTGAGGCTCCACCTGTTTGGGCTCTATACTCTGAGCCTGTGATACCTCTACCTCCTCCACCTACCTTAGATGAGTTATATGATCTTGAACTACAATCTTTTAATGTACTAAAAGCCCTTATTATAGCTCTTAATGATGGGACATTTGTACCTGGATCAAATTATACAGCCGCTGAAGGTAAAACTAGAATTAAGAGTAAAATGTAATATA